GCTAAAAGCAACGCCTTCACCATCGTTCGTAGGTAACGTAGCCGGATTAGTAAACTTTGTGCCGAACCCGGAACCGGACCACGGATACGCAGAAATAAAAGGCGACGTTTGATGGCCAACAGCAATGGCGTTACCAGACGGGCTGAACGCAACCGCGACGCTAGTCCCAGCAGGCAGTGTGGCGGGATCGGCAAACTTCGCGCCGAAGCCACTGCCACTCCAAGGGTAGGCGGTGATAAACGGAGAGGTAACGTGCGCCACCGCAACAGCATTGCCAGAAGAAGTAAAAGCTACGTCTTGGCCGTTTCCCGTAGGTAGTGTAGCAGGGTCAGCAAACTTAGTGCCAAAGCCGGAGCCGCTCCAAGGGTAGGCGGTAACAAAGGGTGTTGTGGTGTGCGCCACGGCGATGTACTGCGGCACGACAGGCGTAACACTATTACTCGCCCCGCTCACAGGCGAGGGGCCGTAGCTGTTCAAGGCAAAGACGTTAAACGTGTAGCTGGTGCCATTGGTCAGGCCGGAGAACGTCAGGGGTGACGCGGATGCAGTCGCGGCGACGTTGTCTGGGGTGCTGCGCCCGGTGTAGCCGGTGATCGCCGATCCGCCGACGTTCGCAGGCGCAGTAAACGTCACGGTCGCGGAGGCGTTACCGCCCGTAGCCGTGCCAATCGTCGGCGCGTTCGGAGCCTGAAGCGGGTTGAACCCTACGCCGAGGATGCCGCCCTGAAATTTGCTGAGTGGCATCTACGCCGTCCTTAGCTAAGTTCTTCGTAGCTAACCACAAATGTAATGTCGCTGGCTGTGCCCACGGTCACCGCGAGGGAGGTGTTTTCCTCAAGGTAAATCTGCGTGGTCTTGTCGATGATGATAAGCGAGGCGTCAGCCGGGACTGAGATGGTCGAAGCAATCGGGAAGGCCGTGCCGCCAGAGGGGGCTGACCCCTGAGCAACACCGCCGTTGGTGTAATAAGACACCGTGCAGTCTGCCGCGTTCGTGCCGTCCACGTTAGCCGCGACAAGCGAATTGACCTTGAGGACCTTACCACTTGACGCAGCGTTCTGGAGGAGGACCACAGCCGTAGTGCCTGACGGCGTAAAGTACGTCGTTTTGCCTGTAGCAGTCGTAAGACTGAGGATATTCGGAGCCGCCATAGTCCAGTCCTTATAGCCCGTAGATGAAGTTAATACCGGTGGCTCGTGCTTGAGTTACACCAGCAGCAGGTGGCGCTTGCGACACCCACGCCGATCCGTTCGACGTTAGCACATTACTGGCCGTACCGGGAGATACAGATGACACCGCAGAGGTGCCATTACCCACCAAAACAGCGCCAGTGCTAAACGTTGTAGCGCCCGTGCCGCCGTTGGCGACCGGAAGAGTGCCCGTAACCGTTGCAGAAGCAAGGTCAACGCTCAGCGTACCGCCAAGGGTAAGGTTGCCCGTAGAAGTGACCGTGCCTGTAAGGGTGATCCCACTAACCGTGCCAGTACCACCGACGCTGGTTACCGTGCCAACAAACTGGTCGTTGGAGGTAATGTTGAAGTTAGGGTAGCTACCCGTGATAACGGTAGTGCCGCCGCCAGTGAGGCTGACGACCTGATCTGGTGCGGTGTTGGTAACCGTGATGGACCCTGCGCCGTTGGAGACGCTGATGCTCGTACCGGCAGTCAGGGTGGCCTTGACCAACTCACCATCTGAGGTGCGCCCAACCAGTAACTGGCCGTCCGTGTAGGACGTCTGCCCCGTACCACCAGCAGCAACGGGGAGCGTACCAGTCGTCAGTGTCGTGGTACCAGACGAGAAGAGCGCGCGGTTAGCCGCTGTAAACGTCGTCAGACCTGTACCGCCTAGCGTCGTAGCTACAGGTGAGGTGAGGCTGAACTGCGTGCCAGTGAGCGTCAGGCCGGTGCCAGCCGAGTAAATCTGCGCGTCAGAGATTTGAACAAACGTGATGTTTGTCGTGCCAAACGTAATCGTACCCGGAGTGTTGCAGGTGTAGGTCCCACCTGCGCCGGTCGTGCCTTGTTGGACAAACACGGTCGAGCCTTCGCTCAAACCGGCTGGGCTAGCGCTGACAAAAGTGTCCGCGTCACTGGAGCGCGTCAGTACCCAGTTGGTCGAGACAGAACCTACGCTTGTCACAACGTAGATGCCGTTCTGCGTCTGTGTCGTCTGCTGGTAAATTAAAACGCGGTCAGCGACACTGAGCGTCACACCATCAATAACCAGCGCAGCTTGAGTGCCAGCATTGGTTAGGGTAGCGCCAACTCCGGCAGTGCCGTTGCTGTACGTCGCGTTCAGGTTGGCCGGTGACTCGACCCGTACCGGCTGGTGGAAGTGAATACCGGTTGAGGCTACTGTATCTACATACTGCTTGGTTGCCGCTTGCAGCGCCAGCGTCGGGTCTTGAGTCAGCGTAACCGAGGTCAGACCAGCAAGAGTTGTAGATGTAGCGCCGAGGGCCACGGCTGTGCTGCCGATGGTAACCGAACTGTTGCTCAGCGCAGCGTTGGGGATTGCAGAGAAGTTCGTACCTGTAAGCGTCGGGGTCGTGGAGAACGTCGGTGGGTTACCGCCAACAAGGACACCAGAAGCCGATGCAAGGAACGCCGTGGTGTTAGCCGCCGTCTGGTAAGGGACAGAGCCCGCAGCGCCAGCAGCTAGGTTAGTAGCCCGCGTAGCCGTCGTTGCGTTGCCGGTGATGTCGATGTTGACGTTACCAGTCGCGTCCTCATTGACTGACTTTTCAGCCGGGTAGGTGACGAAGACGTCTTTAGTGCCCGCCGAGAAGTTGACGAGGCTGCCGCTGTTGCTCGAAGAGAGCACCGTATCGCGGTTGAGCGTAGGACCGGCGCTGTTATATGTGCCGATACCGACTTCAAACTGACTGCCACCTGAGATGGTGTAGTAGGTGGTATTGCCGTTACCGATAGCCGCGCCGAACGACTGAAAGCCAGCGGGAGGCGAGCCACTAAGCGTGACTGACCCAGTGCCGGTCGTAGTGGTCGTATCTTTTACGCGATCTGCGAGAACGAGAGCCATCTACTACCTCACATCAGGTTGCGAAGCTTGTAGATCGTAGTGAGATAAACTTCCGTCACCCCGTCAACGAGGTTGGCTACCGCCCGGTTGCCCTTGCAGATAACCTCATGGTTTTTCTCGATCCACGCAGCGTCTTCGATCAAAATAAGCAGGATGTCATCCGCCTTGGTCTTGGGGGCTTTGATGCCCCCCACCAGTTCAAATGCACCCTGATACGCCTCGACGAGCTTGTCGATGGCGTCGATCACCTCATCGTAGAACTTGCCGAGTGCTTCATGCCGCGCAAACGCACCGACCCCATTGGCAGTCCAATGTTCGAAATGCGCCACGTTGCGAGCATAAAACACTCGGCTGATAAGTTCTTCGATCATTAAGCGATCCGAATGATGGCCGTGGTGTTAGTGGCGGTCGGGAAGATGATGGTGAAGTCACCGTTCGTCGCCGTCTTGTCCGAACCAAAATCCAGCACCGCAACCGAGGCGTTCGTCAGCGCCGTGTTGGCGTTCGAGTTAGCCGAAGGCGTGGTGTTATAGATCAGCGCGCCGCGAGCCGTGATGGTCGCGTTAGCGAAGGTAAGGTCACCGAAGTCAACAAAGCCCGTACCCGTTTCCGAGTTCGTATTGACTGCCGTCACACCGAGGTTGGTCAGCGAGCCGCCGCCAGCGGTGTAGTTGGTGCCCGACGACGAAACTTCGTTCGATGAGGTGTACGTCGTGGTGTTCGCATCAAGCGAAGCAGTGGACGAGTACAGCGCCAACTTAAAGACGTCCGCACCTGTGTCGCCCGAGGGGCGGAAGTCGTGCACAGCCAGCATAAGCTGAGCCTTGAAGCTGGTGCACATTGCCTGCGTAATAGCCAATGTAGGTCTCCTTAACTGTCTAAGATGGGGATGAACTCTGAGTGCCCGGCCTTGTGAAATTTGTTCACCAGAGTCACGTTATGGGACCGGACAGCCTCGTGCATGTAATAGACGAGCACTTGGCGGATGGAGTCCTTGAACGCCTCCGCTTGGTCCCTGATAGCCGGATGGGAGTTGCCCCCAACATAGATGATCTTGTCGAGAGCACGTTCAGCAATCTCTTCGGGCGTGAAGCCACGGCCTTGCGTGGTCATCACCATCACGTCGCCGCCCAGCATTGTTCCTACGGAGTCAATCATATCACCTCACCGGGTAGCGCACTTGGGGCGTGCGATACATATCCTGACGATTCTTCCCTTCGCCAAGCTGCTTGAGCATAGCCAATGCTTCGTCGTACCGCTTCTGGTATCCGGCGATTACATCAGCTTCACCCTTCATGAACGTATACGCTTCTAGCAGCGCGCCGTAAAGAAGCACGGACTCGAAGTTGTCGCCAAGCCACGACGTACCCGCCTCTGTGATGGACTGCGGGTAGTAGAAATAATGCAGCTCAAACTGGTAGTTCAGGTCTGGCGTGGGTCCGAGGATGTAGGAATCCACATCAAAGAACGCGTAATAGAGCGGCTTATCGGTATCGGTAGGCGACGGATAGGCAGCCCGGATATAGCTAACGTCCTTGTTCAGCAGATACTCGTAATCACCCGTGACCGGGTCAATCACCGCCAGAGAGAAGTTGGACAGCCAGTCCGAGGGGACCGAGAGATACTTGTTGCTCGCCGTGCAGTTGCCCGTCACGTTCTTGCGTAGGTCCAGAAGCTGGACCGTGTTGAAGATACGCTCTTCGGCGTTGACAATGAACGTATTAATTTGCTCAGTCGAAGTGAGTCCGCCCGACCCCACCGTGTCCGGGAAGTCGTTTTCGGTGTAACCCTTAATGGTTTCGACAAGCTGAGCGTAGTTCATTAGCCAAGCTTCTTGCTGCTATGCGTACCTTTGGTAGCCGCACCGGTCCCGCGCGTCTTCACGGTCTGGGTGTTAGGTACGTTGTTCGGGTAGCCGCTGTTGCCCAGCGGGTTATGCGCTGGCTTGGGCTGATTGACGTTATCCATTTTTATCGACCTTTCCCATATCCTTGATCGGCTTCTTGCCGCTCTTCTGGTTCGCAACCTTAGCAAGGTTACGTCCGAGCTTCAGCATCTGGTCGTTAGTCTTACCACCCTTAGCCATATCAATTCTCCGTCGTCTGAATAGTCACGGTACCGACCTGACCACTGCCTGCCAATGTATCAGGAAGACCCCACAAACCCAAGGGATTTTGAAAACCCACAGGGTTCCACCCCCAGTGAATGATTCGGCTACCTTGCGAAGGGGTACCGAACGCGTCAGTATCCTCGGTCGGTTGTGTAACTGGCTGAGTGCGTAACCCCGTCAAACCGGCTTGCCGGTAGGTCGTATCGGGGCGCGGGTTGCGCAGCGCCTGTGGGTCATCCACCGGGTACATACCCAGTTGAAGCTGCGGCTGATCGGGTTCCCAGCAGGTGGGGCACACAAGGATGTTGACGTTCTTCGTCTTGATGACGAGCGACCTCAGTTCCTTCAGCTTGTAGCGAAAGCCGCAGCGGTCACACTGCGAAATCGCGTACTTACCAGAGGCGAACCGGTTAGGCACTTATATCCTCTCTCACTACCGAAGCCGTCTTCATCGACGCCCGGATGTCTCTGAGTTTTTGCCCAATCTCCATACGCCGGTTATGGACCTCGTCAGGCAGGGGGTTATAGGGACCCGCATATTTCCTACCGTCCGCTGACGTAAGTGGGTACTGGAGCGCTAACTCTACTTGCTCCTTCTTCACTACCACATAAGGAGCTATGACTTCAAGGAACGCTATCGCATCTTTACTGCGTACGCGCCACACGTAGCATACAGAGTTATTCATGTGGTGCCGCCGACTCTTGGTTATCGGTGTTATATTACCGCCAAAATGCTCCTTGAACAGATTCAGGCACGGTGTAGACGTCTGAGTAACGGACGCGGTTAGCAAGTTACGTACTCTACGCCGGGTGTTTTTGTTCTTGGATATCTCAACAAAAACAGAGCCTTCGCCGTCGAAAAACCCCGCAGCCCACACGATAAAAAGCAGGCCGGTGAGCACGACGCCTACTTAGTAGAACATCTGACGCGGCGCTAGGCGCAGCGGTGCTTTTTCGCGGTCCTCGTCTGCGGCCTGCTGCCACAACTCATCATACATGGCCTTGAGGCCGATGGACCGCTCCAGCGCACCGGGCAGTTTTAGCGACAGATGGTATGCCAAGCCAGCCACGAGGGGCGGCAGCATACGGAACGGGATGTCCTGCGTCGTTGTACCCGAACCTCCGTCCTGAAGACGGCGCAGTCGGAAGTACACAAAGGTATAGAAGTTGTTCTGGTCCGGGGCAGGCCACACGTTGATCGACGGATGATCGACACCCGTGGAGGGGTTGGTCCCTGCGGGTTGTCCACCCGCCGGATAGGTTGCGCCTGACTGGCGGTTGATCCACACCTGAATAGGCCGACCCTGCGCGTTCTTGTTGGGGATTGTGAGGTACGTATCGGCGCTGATACGGTTAATGTTGATGTCCGTCTGCGCCTGCCCAGTCTGCGTACGGATGACGTGGTCGAACAGGTCGATGGTATCCACGGGGAGCGGATATGTAATCTGCCCCTGCACCATCGGGATGGAGCCTTGCTCCAGCGTCCAGAGGTTGATGCCCTTGTTCGCCCACTCAATGGTCAGCAGGTTCAGGCTGCGCCGTGCCGTGCGAAAGTCATAGCCGGTCCGCATTTCCACGCCACAACGCTCGAACGCCTCTTCGAAGAGCTCGTTAAGGTTGAGGTTAAAGGATGTCGTACCGCTGGTGGTCATTTCTGTCTCCGCGCTGCCTGTACGCGCTTAGGCGCACCGGGAGGCTGCCCCAACCGTTTCTTCTGCGCGATACGCGTCTTCTTTTCCGCCGGAGTCATCTCCGACGACGTCTTGGGGGTCTTATCAGAAATACGCTTACTAGGTCTACAGTAAGGTGTGCCGCGCTTCTCACCGGGCTGACGCCCGCAGGCTTTACCCGTGCGGACGTCCTTCCAATCTTCTTGGAACCAGCGCTTAAGCGAAGCGCCTTTCTCGGTCTTACGAACTGCCACCTTTGTTACCCCAGTTCTTGGCACCGACCTTGCGGCACTTGGAGATAGCCCCGGAGGCGTAGGCGGAAGGAAAGACTTTGTAGCGCGCCTTAACCTTGGAATAGCACGCGTCCTTGGCGCTGCCACCTTCGGCCATGCGCTTCGCCTTAACCTTGCCGCCCTTGGCATAGACGGTGACCGAGTCGGGGTTATCCTTCCGACGAATAGTCTTCGCCTTTGGCATCTTGGACGCCATCATAGCGCCCATACCCCGACTCGGTCGCATGTTAGCAGCCCTTCATCTTTCCGCCCATGGCCATCTTGACCATCTTGGTGTGGGTCTTGCCCTTGGTAGCGCAGCCGTCGGCCTTACCGACAGTGCCACCCTTAGCCATCTTCGGCATTGCACGACCCATCGTGTCAGCCGACTTTTTGGTCATGGCACGACCGGCCTTATCGGCCATCTTCTTCATGCCCATCTTCTTGTCCTTCATCTCGAACTCCTTACCGACCTTAGAGGGAACGCCCACCTTCTTGGCGAACTTGGGGTTGTTGGCCACGGCGGCCATGAAGCTCTTCTGCTTGGGTGTCTTGCTAGGCATGTTAGTCCTTCCCGAGAAATTTTTGCACCGTATCTGTCTCGTAGATACGGATGCCAGTCCAGATGATGGTGAAGATAGCTGCGACGGCAGGTAGCATGTCCATTATAGTCCCAACAACGGTAACCATAGAGACTGCGTCCAGTAGAGTCTTTGATTCGTCAGTCATGTCAGCACTTCCACGCGCGAAGAGACTTGTTGATACGGCTGTTCGGGTCGTTAGCGGTCTTAGAGCTCGTCAGCTTCTTCTTCATCCCAGACATCCGGGCGCAGAATGACTTCTTGCGCGAACCGCCTTCAGGCTGCGGGGCCTTGAGCCCCGGCTTCCCCGGATTGGCTTTGTTGTAAGATGCACGCCCCTTGGCGTTCAGCCCGCCCTTTTCGGACTTGCCTTCCTTACGTTGCCAAGCCGGGGTCT